GCGTTTACGATAGTTTTTATGAAACCTTGGTCGCTAGTTCTATTCCTCCTGCCATTCTTATTCTGGCTAAATATCAGTACCAAGTAGCCTTTGTGGCAGATCAGGAAATTAATATGTTAGCATGTCTGACAGAAATTATGGTGGAGTGTACATTCAAATGACTAAATCAACATTTACTAAAACAAAAGCACAGATGAAATCATCAAGTTATTATCTATTCTGGGGCATAGCAACTGTTGCAGTTGTTGCAGGCCAAGTTTATGTCGGCACAGGATACCGATCAATGTCAAGATCATTAGATGCATGGTTTGAGCAAACCATTAACATTATGATAAAGAAACGTATCATGCAAGAAGCACCTAGAAAACCAGAATATTATCGTGATGATATGGTAATTAGATGATTATAAGTCAACATGATGCAATGTGGGCTGCTGACGAATTTATTAAATATTTTGGTAATTATACTGATACCGAATCATATCTTCGTTCTGTAAAAAAAGCAGTTATTGGTGGTTCTGGATACCTTGATGATCCAAAGAATGATTTCTTTAATGAAGATATTCATCCAGAGGACATGGATTTTGACGTTCGTTTAGTAGGTAATCGTTTTCCAGAAGGTATTCAACAAGAGTATTATAAAAATTTATTAAGATTGGTTTCATCTCATAATAATGAAGATAGTATTCCCGGAAGAGAATTGAGAATGATGGTGCATGAAAAGACAAGTAATAAAGTTGTGGGATTTATTAGATTACAATCACCATTAATTAATTCCAAACCCAGAAATGAATGGTTAGGTAAAGCACCAAATTTGACAATTTTTAATCGTCATACGGTAATGGGTTTTGCAATAGTTCCATCTCAACCCTTTGGATATAATTATCTTGGTGGTAAACTTTTAGCTCTAATCTGTGTTTCACATTATGTTAGAAAGATATTAAATGAAGTATTTCAAAAAGATATCGCTTTATTTGAAACAACATCTCTTTATGGATCTAGTAGTTCTGCGTCACAATATGATGGATTGAAACCTTTTATGAGATTTAAAGGTCTAACTGATAGTAAGTTCGCACCTACTTTACATGCTGATGCTTTTCATACACTTCATGATCGTTTTAAATATTTAAATGATGGTAAACCATTAACAGATAATAAAGCTTCTTCTAAAAAATTAAAACGACAAACAAAAATGATTTCAATTATTCGCAATAGTTTAGAGGATAAGAAAAAACTTAAACAATTTAATGATGTAATTGAGAAAGCATTTAGTTTAACAGAAAAGAAAAGATTCTACATTTCAGATTTTGGGTATGGTAATGTTCGTGAAGTTATAAATGGTGAACAAAGTAAATTAGTGAAAGGACAAAACTGGGATAAATTTGAATTTGATAATATTATCGCATGGTGGAAAAAAAAGGCTGGTAAAAGATATGAAAAGTTGAAACAAGAAAACAGATTCAGAGATAGGGTCGAACTCTGGACAGATGAAGAGGAGATTCAGATTATAAGATGAATAAATTTTCTCCAAAACATTATCAACGTGGAAAGATTCAAGTTTGGGATTTCATAGCAGATCAAAACTTAGATTTCATTTTAGGAAACGTAGTTAAGTATGTGTGTCGTGCAGGTCACAAAAATCAAGAAGATGAACTTGACGATCTCATGAAAGCAAAAGCATACATTGATAAAAAAATAGAATTGTATCATGGCAGAACTTAAAGACTGGTTAAACTCTATCAACTTTACTAAAGATAATTTAGTAGAAGAAGATCCAAATGTGATTAAAGATTATCCTCCATACATTATTAATCGTTGTTTGTCTGGACATCTTGACTCAATCATGTTCGCAAATGAAATGAATAAATACCCTAACTTAGATAAAGACCTCCAATATTCATTTTATCTAAATACACTTAGGAAAAAAAAGAGATTTTCTCCCTGGCTCCGTAAGGATAAAGTCACGGATCTTGAAATCGTCAAACAATACTATGGTTATAGCAATGAAAAGGCATCACAAGCTTTAAGAATATTAACCCCTGACCAAATTAATTTTATTAAACAACGACTTGACACTGGAGGAATGAAATGACTGCGACTGCTGAACCAACCGTGCATTGGACTCAAGATCAGATGCTAGAGGTTGTATTAAATGAACCAGATGATTTTTTGAAAGTTCGTGAGACACTTACTCGTATTGGAGTTGCGTCTAGGAAAGAGAAAAAACTCTATCAATCTTGCCATATTCTACATAAGCAAGGAAAGTATTTTATAGTTCACTTTAAAGAACTGTTTGCATTAGATGGTAAACATGCTAATCTCACAATTAACGATGTACAACGACGTAATCGCATTACTCGTTTACTGGCTGATTGGGGACTTATCTCGATAGTCAAAGAAGATTCATGTGTTGATATTGCACCATTGAATCAAATCAAAGTTTTATCTTACAAAGATAAAGGAGATTGGATATTAGAACAGAAATATAATATTGGTAAAAAAACTAAAACAACCGAAACACCAGAATCAGAATAATTGAAAAAATTTATATTCGATGTTGATGGCACGTTAACTCCAAGTCGTCAACAAATGGACTTTAAGTTCATGTGCTTTATGATCAAATTTTGTTGCACTTACGATGTGTACCTTGTTACTGGTAGTGACAGAGCAAAGACTGTTGAACAGATAGGTCTTGATGTTTACAATAGATCAATCAGAGTATACAACTGTTCTGGTGCAGATGTATATGAGAAAGATGTTAATGTCTACAAATCTAATTGGAAGATATCAGAGGAAGTAGAAAAGTTTTTACAAGATGAATTAGATTTTAGTCAGTTCCCTGTTCGTTGTGGTAATCATATTGAAACAAGACCGGGTGGTATTAATTTTAGTATCTTAGGTCGTGGAGAAGGTGTGAACTTACCAGATAGAGAAGAGTATGTTAAGTGGGATAGAAATACAGGAGAGAGAATATTGATTGCAGATAGATTAAAGAATCAATTTCCAGATCTTAATGTTCAGATAGGTGGTCAAACTGGCCTTGATATATCTGATAACGATAAGAGTCAGATACTTAGAGATTTTAATCTAAAAGATGAAATACATTTTTTTGGTGACATGATGGAGGAAGGGCAGAATGATTATCCTTTAGCGAAAGCAGTAAAAGAATGGGGCGGTTATCCGCATCATGTAAAGGACTGGGAGGATACCCGAACACGACTTTCTGAGTTCATAGTATAATTAGTATTGTCGCCGTAAGGGACACAATACACACTCGCTTATTTAAGGAGAATTATGACTAACGTTCACAGGTACAGAGCTGGTGATCTCGGAGAATTATTTGATAAGATCACAAAAAATAGCATCGGACTAGACCAGTATATTGATCAGTTTTGGCAAACTGCATCAGTTACTTATCCACCATATAATATTCTACAACACAGTAATCATGAGTCTAGTTTAGAGATTGCATTAGCAGGATTTAAAAAGAAGGAAGTTAAAGTTTACACAGAGCATGGTAAACTAATTGTAGAGGGGAAGAAAGAAGAGAAAAAAGATGATGAGTATGTGCATCGTGGCATGGCTCAAAGATCATTCCAAAGAGAATGGCAACTTTCTGAAGATGTAGAAATTACAAAAGTTACATTTGAAGATGGTCTTCTTACTGTAGATCTAGGAAAGATTGTTCCAGATCATCATGCTCGTAAAGATTACCTCTAAATACAACTGAGTTCGAGATGGAACTTGGGGATCTTGACGATCCCCTTTTTTATGTTATAATACTATGAGAGCACAAAACAAATGACAATTAAAATTTTACTATTGAAATCTGGTGAAGATGTAATTGCGGATCTTAAGGAAATGGTATCACCTGATGAAAAAGTCATCGGATATTTTCTTACTAAGCCATGCGTCGTTAAATTAATTCCAAAAGATTCAGAGGATGAAAGTAAAAGAGAGACAGCAATACGAATGTATCCATGGATGCCTCTCGCAAAAGAAAAGGACATTCCACTACCAACTGATTGGGTAGTCACAATGGTCACACCCATTGAAAAAGTCGAAACAATGTACAAAGAGGATGTTCTAAATGCAAAACTTATCAATCATGAGGAAACTTTAAATGGAAAAACAACCGATCAAACTGATCGTTCTAACGAATCAACAAAAATTAGTATCTCAGATTGAAGAGGTAGGTGCTGATGTTGGACAACCTGACTGTAAGTTAACAGAACCATTTATTGTAGGAGATAATAATACTTTATCTCCATGGTTAGTTGATATCACCAGTGAAAATGTTTTTATGTTATCATCCGATAAGATATTAACTCTTGTTGATCCTAAACCAACTTTACTTGAAAAATATCAAGATTTATTAAAATAGTGTTATATACTGTCGTTGATGTTATTGATCATTCAACTATGAAAGAGTTTGTTTTAGACTTGATTGATAATATGCCCCACAAGGATGTGGGTGAGCATATGGAGAATCTTGATGATAATTATTCTGATCTTGGAAATGATTATACATCACATATAAGTAAAACAAATTGGCAGGATGAAATTTTTGGTGAAGAATGGGCTCAAATATGGCCGCATTTTTTAAGTCCGACAGACCAATTTCAAGTTATAAATTCAATAAAAAATAATTATCCAGATAGGGATTGGTCTAGTGGAGAAGTTACTGAGAGTTGGTTCAATCAATATATCGAAGAGTCTGGGTCTGAACATCCTTGGCATCATCATGCGGATAGCGAGAGAAAATCTGGAGAAAAAAATCCATGTATAAATTTAGCGAGTATATATTACGTTGAATTACCGGATGAATCACTTATTACAATCTTAAAGGATCCTGAGACCGGTAAAGAAGTAATACCAGATGTAAAGGAAGGCCAGATATTAACCTTTGGTGCTGATATACTACATAAGTCTCCTAGAAATTTTTCCAATAATAGAAAGACTGTTATTCCCTTTAATATTATGTTTGACTAATGCGTTTTTATACTAATGTTCAATTGATTGGTAATCAATTTCTGGTTCGTGGTGTTGAGAATGGGAAAAGATATGAACACAGAGATGAGTTCTTTCCCACTCTTTTCGTTAGATCAAAAAAGAAAACAAAATACAAAACATTAAATGGTGTTTCGGTTGATGCTATTAAACCCGGAACTGTAAGAGAGTGTCGTGATTTCTTTAAGAAGTATGATGAAGTCGAGGGGTTTGAAATATATGGAAATGATCGTTATATCTACCAATACATATCAGAAAAGTATCCAGAAGATGAGATTAAGTTTGATATTAGTAAAGTTAAATTAGTTACTCTTGATATTGAGGTATCATCCGAAAGAGGCTTCCCTGATGTTGAATCATGTGTAGAGGAAATACTTGCGATTACAATACAGGATTATACAACAAAAGAAATTATTACATGGGGTGTTAAACCATTTAATAATACACAAAAGAATGTGACATATCATTGCTGTAATACTGAAGAGAATTTACTTCGCACCTTTATTAATCATTGGATGCAAGATGTTCCTGATGTAATTACTGGATGGAACATTCAGTTGTATGATATACCTTACATTTGCAAACGTATTAGTCGTGTGCTTGGTGAGAAAACAATGAAACGCATGTCACCTTGGGGTCTTGTATCTGAGGGTGAGATTCATCTTATGGGAAGAAGTCATACCACGTTTGATGTTGGTGGTGTAACTCAACTTGATTACTTGGATCTATACAAGAAGTTTACATACAAGGCACAAGAATCATATCGATTAGATTACATTGCCAAAGTAGAACTTGGACAACAGAAATTAGATCACAGTGAGTATGATACATTCAAAGAATTCTATACAAAAGGATGGCAGAAGTTTATTGAATACAATATCATTGACGTTGAACTTGTTGACCGTCTAGAAGACAAGATGAAACTGATTGAGTTGGCATTGACGATGGCTTATGATGCCAAGGTCAATTACAATGATGTGTTTTATCAGGTAAGAATGTGGGATACTATCATCTACAATTATCTCAAGAAACGTAACATTGTAATTCCCCCAAAGAATCGATCAGCAAAGAATGAAAAGTATGCAGGAGCATATGTTAAAGAACCGATTCCGGGAAAGTATGATTGGGTAGTTAATT